TCAGATTAGCATAGGAGGCCGACCATGTCGGTAACTTCAGGATGGGGCCGATTAACCTGGAACCAGGCTAATTGGAACGAAGCTACAACTTTAAAAACAGGTTGGGGTGCACAAGCTTGGAATGGCGGAGGTGCCTGGGGACAGACTTCTAACCAAGTAATTACTTTAACAGGTCAATCAATATCATCTAATATTGGATCAGTAGATGTACCTGATCAAATAATTACACCTACAAGTTTTGAAATAACAGCTTCTCAAGGTGAGGCTTTTGTTCCTGTAAATATAACAGGTGTATCTGCAACATTTTCTGTTGGATCGTTAACAGTAAATGATGTAACTCTTGGTTTAACGGGTCAGTCTTCAACTGCATCTGTTGGTGTATTAACACCAAATGATATGACCGTAGGTTTAACTGGTCAATCATTTACAGTTTCACAAGGTACAGCTTTTGCACCAAACGATACAGTTTTACCTTCCGGTTTATCTATAACTTCAGCTCAAGGTACAGCTCAAGGTATATCTTCACAAGAGGCACAATTAACAGGTCAATCAATAACATCTAGTTTAGGAACAGTTACAATACCAAATGATGTAGTATTTTTATCAGGTGTATCCGCATCATTTAGTTTAGGATCTATTGTTGGTTTAGGTGGTGCAGTAGCACAACCAACTGGTCAATCATCTACCGCAAGTGTTGGATCTTTAACTATAGAAGAAGGACTAGGATTAACTGGTCAATCATTTAGTGCTAGTGTAGGATCAATATCTTTAGCAGATATTCAAGTTGGATTAACTGGTCAATCTGCTACATTTAATATAGGAACTGTCAATATCTTTGCATATGGAGATGTTGACACTGGTTCTAATACATCTTATAGTAACGTTTCGACAGGTTCGAATGATACATATTCGGATGTTGCAACTGGATCAAATACAAGTTATAGTGACGCTGCATAATAGGAGATAATTTATGGCATCAACATACACACCTTTAGGTGTAGAACTTCAAGCAACTGGTGAAAATGCCGGTACATGGGGGACTAAAACTAATACAAATTTACAACTTATTGAACAAATAACCGGTGGATATATACAAAAATCAATTGCTGGTGGTGCACAAAATACTGATTTAGATGTTTCTGATGGATCATTAAATGCAGAACTTGCACACAGGATGATTGAGTTTACTGGTACAATTACAGGTAATCAAGTTGTTAGAATACCAATTGATGTTCAAACTTTTTATATTTTAAAAAATTCAACTTCAGGAGCATACACAGTAGAGTTTAAATACATAACTGGTTCAGGAAGTAGTTTTACTTTTGCAGCTACAAATAAAAAAACCGCTATTGTACAGGCAACAGCAGACGATGGAACTAATCCAAACATAATAGAAATTCAAACTGGTGGAGATGTTGTAGATGATACATCACCACAATTAGGTGGAGATTTAGATGTTAACGGAAATGATATTGTATCTACATCTAATGGAAATATTGACTTACTGCCAAATGGAAGTGGTAAAGTTATTATGGATGGTAATGGTAGTTCTGGTGGTATATCGGTATCAGATGGATTAATAGATATTAGAACAGGAACTGGTAATGTTGCTAAAGTTAAATTTTATTGTGAGTCATCAAATGCTCATGCACAAACCTTACAAGCTGCACCACACTCAGCATCAAGTTCAGCAGTATTAGTTTTACCAACAGCTTCAGGGACTTTAATTGGTACTGGAGATTCAGGAACTTTACCTCTAGCTGCTTTAGATATTGATGGTGGAACTGACATTGGTGCTGATCTAGTTGATGCAGATTTATTTATAGTTGATGACGCAGCAGGTGGAACAAATAGAAAAGTTGCTGCCTCTAGAATTAAAACTTACATTGGTGGTGGAACCTCTTGGCAAGCAGTTAAAACTTCTACATTTACAGCAGTAGCTGGTGAAGGTTATTTTATTAATACAACAGGTGGTGCTATTACAATGAATCTACCAGCAGGTAGTATAGGTGATGAAATTGTATTCATTGATTATGCAGGAACTTTTGATACAAATAATTTAACTGTAGATTCAAACGGTTCGGAAAAAATCGTAGGTTCAACTAACAATCTAACGGTTGCAACAGAAAGAGCAGGAAATACTTTAGTTTATACAGATGGAACTCAAGGCTGGCTGTTAAAGAATAATTAAGGAGATTAATGACTACTTATAAATCTATAGTAGGCCAAAAAATCCAAAAGGTCAGTTCAGATCCAACTAATCCTTTAGTGGGTCAGATTTGGTATAATACAACTACAGGATCTTTAAAAGGGTTTCAAACAATTAGTGCTGCTTGGGCAAGTGGTGGTAATTTAGGAGCTGCTAGAGATGGTTTAGCAGCAGGTGGAGCTAGCACTCAAACAGCAGGACTTACATTTGGAGGAGATGATGGTGCTCCTGCTCTTTCTGCAAAAACAGAAGAATATAATGGTTCTTCTTGGTCAGAACAAAACGACTTGTCTACAGCAAGAAATATATTAGGGGGAGCTGGTACACAAACTGCTGGATTAGCTTTTGGAGGAAATGACCCTACAGAAAATAAAACTGAAGAATATGGTGGCACAAGTTGGACATCTGGTGGAAATTTAGGAACTGGAAGATATTTTCTTACAGGCGCAGGAACTCAAACAGCAGGTTTAGCTATTGGAGGTTCTCCACCTGCTCCAGCTGGTTTAACTAGTGTTGAACATTATAATGGTTCTGCTTGGACAGCAGGAGGAGCTTTACCTGCATCAAGAAGAAGTAGCGCAGCGTGTGGTACACAAACAGCAGCTTTAAATTTTGGTGGAAAAGGATCAGGTGCTCCATCTGCAGCAGATACAACGGAAGAATATAACGGATCAAGTTGGACAAGCGGAGGAACTTTAAATACAGGTAGAAGAACACTTGCAGGAGCAGGAAGTCAAACTGCTGCTTTAGGTATGGCTGGTTATCCTCCTAATAGAACCGACTGTGAAAAATATGACGGTACTTCTTGGTCAATAACTGCAAGTATGTCTACAGCAAGACGTTATACGGCAGGATGTGGAACACAAGCAGCAGGTTTAGGTTTTGGAGGATATGCTCCAGGTGGCAAAACAAATGCTACCGAAGAATTTACAGATACGTTTAACTCAACAAGAACGGTAACAACAAGTTAAAATTATGACGGATTATAAAAGTATAGTAGGAAAAGGAATTAAATCAGTAACAGCAAATCTTGATAATGATCAGGCTGAAGGACAGATTTGGTATAATAGCACAGATGGTGTTTTTAGAAATGTTTTAGTTAGTCAAGCATGGTCTAGTGCTGGACCTTTAATTACCGCTAGAAAATATTTAGGAGGTTGTGGAACACAAACAGCTGGATTAGCTTTTGGTGGAACAACAGGATCTAACACTGCTAGCACTGAAGAATATAATGGATCAGGATGGTCTAACGGTGGAGACTTAGGAACAGCTAGAAGATATTTAGCAGGTTTAGGAACTCAAACAGCAGGTTTAGCATTTGGTGGATTTTCTACAACTACTATAGGTAACACAGAAGAATATAACGGATCGTCTTGGTCTGAACAAACTGATTTAAGCACAGTAAGAAAAGGACTTGCTGGAGCAGGAATACAAACGGCTGGTGTAGTTTTTGGTGGTCATGATGGATCTTCAATTTTAGCTAACACAGAAGACTACAATGGATCTTCTTGGACAAATGGGGGAGCTTTAAGCACAGGAAGAAGATATTTAGCAGGTGCAGGAACTAACACTGCAGCTCTAGCTTTTGGTGGAAGAGCACCAAGTAATACGGGTGCGACTGAAGAATACAATGGTTCGTCTTGGACAACATCTCCTGGAAGTTTAAACAATTCTAGAGGATATTTAGCAGGTTGTGGAACACAAACATCTGCATTAGCTTTTGGTGGTTATAATAATAAAAATAATACTGAACAATATGATGGATCGACTTGGTCTACTAAATCTACAATGGCGACAGGAAGAGAAAGTTTAGCAGGTGGTGGAGCAACAGCTGCAGCAGCAGTTGCTTTTGGAGGAAACACTACAACTGTACAATCTTTAACAGAAGAATTTACATCATCAACAAACGTCATTACAGGTGGAGCATGGGCGAGTGGTGGTTCTATGAATACTGCTGGAAGATCAGGAGCAGCAGGATCAGGAATTCAAACTGCAGCTATAATTGCAGGTGGAGGATTAGGAACAGTTATAAATAATTCAGAGTCATACAATGGAAGTTCTTGGACTAACTTACCTACAATAGGAACTGCAAGAGGATACATGGCAGGAGCAACAAACGCTCCTTACACTGCAACACTTGTTTTTGGTGGAGCAACAGGTCCAGGTGGACCATACGTTAATAATTCAGAAGAATATAGTGGAAGCTCGTGGGCGGAAGGAAATAATTTAAATACAGCTAGAGGTTACTTAGCAGGTTTTGGAATTCAAACAGCGGCTGTTGCAGCTGGTGGAACAGCACCAAATCCTTCACCTCCATCTAGGCAAAATGCTGCAGAAGAATATGACGGAACAAATTGGACTTCAGTAACAAACATTCCAGCAGCAGCTAATTCTTGGGGAGGTTGTGGAACTCAAACAGCAGGTTTAGTAATAGGAGATGTTCCAATGAAAGGATTACTTTATGATGGAACTAATTGGACTACAATTCCAACTTTAAATACATCTGGTAACTATAATAAAGTATTTGGCACATATTCATCAGCAATGACAGCTGGAAGAAATCCTACGCCAGCAGCGGGAACTGCTGTAGAAGAATGGAACGGAACTACTTGGTTTACTCAAGCATCTTTAGCTACGGGTAGATTTAACGGTTTAGGAGCAGGAACTACAACTGCAGGATTAGTTGCAGGATCACCTACAGCAACAGAAGAATTTACTGGCGAAACATCAGCAATAAATATTAAAACTATAAGTACAAGTTGATAATGAATATAATTAAGTATATAACAAAACAAAAGGAGGAGTAAACATGGCACTATTTATATATGGTACTGCTACAAACACTGGAAAAGGATTCTTTACTGTTGAAGACAGAAGAAATTTTTTTCTTAGAGGTTATCCTGCAGACGTTTGGGTCGTTGGTAACAACGAAAAAGGCGCTTTGTGGTTAGCTGAAAAGAACGGTGTTGAAAAGACTAAAGCAGAAGCTCAAGCTCTTGTAGATGCAGAAGTAACTGCTGCACAAGCTGCGTGGGATGCTTTGTCTGACGAAGAAAAAGCTGGACCAACTAATACTAGACCAACTGATATTACTCTTCCATAAGGATTTTTTAAATGTCAGATTACCAGGATATAAGAGGTACAAGAGTAAAATATTTAACTTCTGATCCGACGTTAGAATCGTCGTATGAAGGACAGGTTTGGTATAACTCTACTACAGGAGTTAACAAAGCATTAGTTCAAATAAAAGCTTTTGCTTCTGCAGGATCTGTCCCAACACAATTTTATTATCCAGGAGGCGTAGGTGGCGTGACAGATACTTTAGGTATTGCTGGCGTTGGACCTAGTCCACAACCTGCACACAATTTATGTATTGAGTATGGTGGTAACACTTGGCGTGCTCAACCTAATTTAAATACTAATAGAAGAGCACCTTATACTTTTGGTACTTCAACTGCGTGTGTTGCATCTGGAGGAGATTACTCTCCCGCTAGTCCAACTACAACTCAAGCAACAGAAGAATGGGATGGTAGTTCTTGGACAAGTGTTACAAACATGCCAAACAATCAAGGTAGTTTTGGTGCTTCATCAGGAACTTTAACTGCTGGATTAGTTTATGGTGGATATGGTAATCCACAATCTACAAGTGCAAAAACAGTTTCTTATGATGGCACAAACTGGACAGATCTTCCAAGTCCTGGTTCAGATGTAGTCAACATAAGAGATTTTACAAGAGGTGGTGGCGGAACTCAAACAGCAGCAATATTTTCTGGTGGTAATCCTGTTACAGGTAACACTGAAACTTTTGATGGTTCTTCTTGGTCAGAACAAAACAATATGAGTCTTGCTAGATATGGTTCAGGTTTTGTAGGAACTCAAACAAGTGGATTATATATGGGTGGTGCTGGATTACCAGCAAGAACAGGTGTTACTGAAGATTGGGACGGCAGTGTTTGGTCAACTACAGTAAGCATGTCTACTGCTAGAAACGGAACTATTCATTCTAAAAGTGGAAACACAAGTGATGGAGCATTAGTTGCAGCAGGATACACTGGAACAGCTTATCCAACAACGACAGAAGAATTTAGTTCATCTACAGCCACATTTACAGCAGCTTCATATAGTTCAGGTGGTAACATAGGAACTACAAGAAGAAACATGGCAGCAGGAGGGATTACATCTGCAGGTATAATTGCAGGTGGATTTGGTCCTCCTCACAAAGCAGAAGTTGAAGAATATAATGGATCTTCTTGGTCAGAACAAAATAACTTGCCTGTAGCAAAAGAAGCAGGTGGTGGAGGTTTTGGTGTGCAAACAGCATTTGTTGTATCTGGAGGTTCTGGACCAGATAATGTTCCCAATGGATACTCACAATCAACACAAGAATACGATGGGTCTTCTTGGACAGCAGGGGGAAATTTAAATATTGCAAGATTAGGTGGCGGAGGTTTTTCTGGAACAGAAACTGCTGGTTTAGGATTTGGTGGATATACTGGAGCTAGTTATCCAACCGCACCACCTTCAAAAACTTTAACTACAGAAGAATATAATGGATCTGCTTGGTCAACACAAAACAATGTCCCTAGTGGACCAAACACATATTTTTCTGCATCAGGAACTCAAACAGCTACTGTTGGAGTAAGACAAACAGCAAATGGTGCAACTGTTGTTTATGATGGAACTAATTGGACAACTGGTTCTGGAACTTTAACATTTAATACTGGAATAGGATCTATGGCTAAAAACGGAACATCGACAGCATCCGTGGTGATGGGTGGTAACGCAGGGCCTGCAAGAACAGGTGCTACTGAAGAATACAATGGAACTGTTTTTGTAAACACTGCAACTCTATCAACAGCGAGAGGAAGTGTTGGTGGAAGTGGAGATACTGAAGAAGCATATGTTGCAGGTGGATATACAGGAAGTACAAACGTAAACAGCACTGAAGAGTATACATATCAAGGAACTCCTACTACTGCAGCTTCTACATTGACAACTAGTTAATATAGTTTATAGTCATTAACGAAAGGATATTATGACAGAAAAAAGAAACATACATGCGCTTATTGAAAAAGAAGCACCAAGTTTAAATAATTTATTAGATCCAGAGGACGTCAAAGAGTTTAAGGCTATGACAGCCGAGCTTCGTGACACATGGACCAAGAAACAAGTATTTAGAACAGAAACAGAAAT